GATAAACCTATGGATGGACAAGAACCAGGATCAGAGCAAGTAACAAATCAAGGTGGAGCAGATCATGGTAGAACATCAAGTGAAACTGCAAAGGGAAATTTAACATCAACTACTGTTACTCAAAGAACATTTCCGTTTACTCATACTGGTGACGGACAAAGATATAAAGTTCTTTTGAATTACACAAATGGTGACTACGAAGTATTTAAAGTCGGTGCTGGTTTTGCAGGAACAGATCAACCAGTAGATTTATCGAATCCTAAAAAGGGTGGATTGAATGAAGCGTTACTACAAAGAGCACACAAAATAGTTGTAGAAGCATATGAAAAACATGCTCCTGGTAGAGGTCAAGCAGTAAAATATATACCACCCAGTAAAGAATCTGGCGGATCAATCAAACCACAACCGATGCTACAGGCAGAGGGGGGTCTTGATTGGTTGTGGAAATGGTTGACTACTCCTATGGGTCAAGGAGCATCTAATAAAGTAGTTGGCGGTTTGCAAGATTCTGCAAGGCAAGGAAATCTAGGAGGCATGGCAAAGAACATGCGTAATGTACGTGATCAGCAAGCAGAATATATGAAGTTGTTGAGACCACAAGAGAGTGGTGGAACTACACAATCAATCAAGCAACCATCTGCTCCAAAAGTATCTGCTGCCAGCTATGTTCCTATGGCAACACCAATGACAGAATCAACTGACATTGGTGCTATTGTAAATATAGTAGGTTCTCAAGCACAACAACCAATGCCAGTTATGCAAAATAATAGTGGTCCTACGACAGCAGATTATGTTAATAAACCTTCTGGTGGTGGTTTGGCATTTGCTGTTCTATCAACAAGTCAGTGGGGTGGATAATAAATGTTAGATTTAAATGCAAGTGTTAACGAAGTTTATATTACTGATCTTTCTGGTAAAAAGCATATGCTTACTGGATCGGGACCAGAAGCACAGATAAATGCTATACGCATTTATGAAGATATGGAAATGCCTACAATATATGCTGAGATAGAAATTATTGATACAGCAACTAACTTAATTGCTACTGCTCCTATTGTTGGTACAGAAGAAGTAGTTATTAAAATAGCAGCTCCAAATATATCAGAAAAAGAATACGAATATAAATTTGTTGTTTATGGAATTAGAAACAGAGTTGTTTCAAAAAATGCACAAATGTATGTGTTAGATCTATTTACTTTAGAAGCATTAACAAATGAAGTTCTTCGTGTTGGTAAAAAATTAGAAGGAACTGGTGAGCAAATTGTAAATGATATCTTAAAAAATTATTTACAAACAAAGAAAACAATCAGCACTGAACCATGTAAATATAAAATGAAAGAGATACCATCTCTCAAGAGACCTTTTGATCTCATTACATCTATTCTTCCCGAATGTGTATCTGGTAGTACAAATCCGCAGCAATCTGCACAATCTTCTTCCACTAGAGGATCAACATCTGGATCTACTGGGAAAACAGATTCTCCCACAACAACAACCGCAACTATTGTATCTGGTAGTGCAGGGTATGCTTTCTTTGAAACATATGATGGATATGTTTTTAAATCATATGATCAACTAATAAAATCTGATGAAAAACATGAAGAATATGCATATGGTTATGCACAAACAACAGATAGTTCAACCGAAACAAATGTATATAATATTCTAAACTATTCTTTTGGATCTCAGGAAAACATTCTCAAGAAGATGAGATATGGTGTTTACTCTTCTGTGATTGCATTTTTCAATCCATCTACATTAGAGTATGAGGAGTATATGTTCTCCCTTGATAAAGAATATCAAAGAATGGCGCATCTTGGAACAGATGAGAAGATTCCAGATCAAATTAAAAACTTCTCTAAGTATCCATCAAGAATCATGCTGCAGTTCTATGATCATGAAACATATCATACAGGAACTGACATCGCAAATCCATCACAAGCTGGATCTAATGGTGGTACTCCATTTCCAGATTTTAAAAAGCAATGGATGGCACAATCAATCAGTAGAAGTGTCATAATGAAAAATCAGATACTAAATATTACTATACCAATCAATCTTGAATTAAGAGCGGGAGATAAATTAAAGGTAAAACTACCAAATCAATCAGTATCTTCCGAAAGAGAAAAGAAAATGTATGATGATAAAAATAGTGGAGTGTATCTAATTAATAAAATTTCGTATGAAATTATACGTGACAACTCTAAAGGATTGATAGCGGTATCAAATGTCGAACTAATTAGAGACAACTTAGGTAGCTAAAATGACATACGATAACATTGATGAACATATAAAAGACAACCAAAGAAGATTGGATGATCCCTTGACTTCTTCGCAAGCGCGAAGACATGTGGAAGAGGAACTTGAATCACTTGAAAGATATCATGGCAGACATCCAGAAGATTTACATGATCCAACACCTTTAGAACTTTATTGCGACGATAATCCAACGGCATCTGAATGTAAAATCTTTGATGTATAATCACCATGCTATTACCTGAATTAAATACGCCCGTAGGATTTGCTGGTAAAGATGGTTTTTATTGGTGGATCGGGCAGGTAGAAACTGATAAAGATACAAAAAATTCTAACAGATATAAAGTTAGAATTGTAGGTCAGCATTTGAAGAGTTGCGAGGCAATTCCTTATGATGATCTGCCATGGGCAACTATCATGCTACCAGTTACTCACCCAGCAAGTTTAGGTAATAGCAATTACACACCCGCCAAGTTACAGAAAGGCGATTGGGTGATGGGATTCTTTTTGGATGGTGCTGTTGGACAACATCCAGTGATCATGGGACAAATGCCCAGAGTAACAAAGTCAACTACAAATGATAAATTAGAAACAACCAAAAGCGCAGATGCTTGTCTGGGATTTTCAAATTATGTTCCGCCAACTAATCCTACGATGGCGATGCCTTCAGTTAGTGGCGCACCAGCACAAGAAGCATCATCTAAACCGACACAGAGTAATCCACCATCTACGGGTGTAGCTGCTTCAAACGCACCTAATGATCCAGGCAATCCTATGGGTAGATATGCCTGTCATCCTATAGCAGACGCTGGATGTAAAGATACCGACACCGCCAAGACAAAGATGGAGGAGGCACTCACTGAAGTTCTTGGCAGCATATCTCAAAATGGTGGTCAAATAGGAACCAAAATGCTTAGTGAAGCAAGCGGTCAACTATTCGATTATGCAGCAGCAGGAAGAGGATATGTAACAAGAGTATTTGGTATTGCGAATGCGTATCTTAAGAATGCAAAATTTAAAATGATTGCATTGATCAAGCAAGGTGTTGAACAAGTTGTGAAGTGGTTGATGGGTGTTCCTACTCCACCAGTGGGCGAGAAACCAAAGTCTGGTCCAGTCACAAAACAAAAGAGTGTAGGATTCTTAGGTAAATTAATTCAACAATTAAATGATTCCCTCAGTAAATTAAATTGTCAGTTTGCTGATCTTGAAGAGAGATTACTTGATTTTCTTACCAATTTAATCACAGATCTATTGACAGACGTGGTGAATGCAGCAACTTGTGTGGTTGAATCTGTCATATCACAGGTACTTAGTCAAATAGAATCATTCTTAACTGGTATTATTGATCTTGTTCTTGGTCCATTACAATCAATTCTTGGAATCATTGCAAGTCCTTTAAACATTTTGGGAGCAGCTCTACAATATATCTTCCAATTGATAGGACTTACTTGCACTGGACCAAGCAATAAGTGTAGTGATAAGACACAACATTGTACTGGACCAGCAAATAAAAAGAAACCAGGCGAAGATGATTTTGCAGCGTTAGACAAACTGATTGCTGGTATAGAATCTGAAGGTGTAACTCCACTACAAACAAGTTGCGAAGAAGCATACGCATTGCCATGCCCAGCAACAACTACTGCAGGTGCATCTGGAGGTACTCCTGGTCCTGGCAGTCAACCAGGAACACCACCATTGACACCACCAACAAATCCTTATCAGAATATTCTACCTACACTACCTAACGCACCAAATCCTACTACCACCACTCCTGCTGCAACACCAGTATTTCCTCCTGTTAATGTAGCAATCGTAAGCTATGCAACATTAAATTTATTTGGTCGTACAAATATTAGAGCGTTAGTAGCACCATTCGGTAGATATATAACAGCATCATCAGGAGGGATGGCAGTTAGCGGAACAACGATTAGTACATTTACTCCATCACCAGTTACTCCAACTATTAATCTTGACTTCACACTATCATCTGACAAAACAAGAGTAACATCGAACGAAAACATTTCATTTACTCTCAATGTTATATCAGGTTCAGTACCTGATGGTACTGAGTATGACTACCTGATGTTTGGTAACATTCAAAGAAGCGACTTCACAAACAATACAACCATAGGTAAAATTAGAATGGTTGGTGGCGTAGGAGTTGTTACTCTAACTCTATCAGACACTCTCAGTATAACTGCTGATACCCCAGTTACGTTTAGTGTTCTTGGTCCAAGAATTACTACCGACTTTACAATGTACACAAATGTTACACCTATAGTAACGATACCTAACATCTTTGTGCCACCTACATTAGGCAATCCTGTTGTCGATAACAACGGAAGAATTGTTGATATTCCTATTGTAGATCCTGGCGATAGATATCTTTCCCCTCCATTGATTACAATTTATGGAGCTGGTACTGGTGGATTTGCATCAGCAGTTCTGGATGATACTGGATTGTTGACTAAAGTTGTGGTAGATAGACCAGGCGTAGGATACACACCAACTATAACAACTAATGATAATTGTTACATCGAAGGATTTATTATCATACGACCAGGATATAATTACTCATCTCCCCCAACAATATATGTTAATGGAGATCCCAATATAGCACAGGCAGTGATAAATGAAAAGGGTAATTTAATTTCTGCCAATATAATAAATAAAATCAAAACATTTGATGCATTTCCCACTATAGAAATCATAGGTGGGGGAGGTATGGGTGCCAAAGCAATACCTTCGTTTAATTGTATTGAACCAACTCTTTACAAGAAATATATTTCAAGTGTTGCTCCAACAGGTGCTGATGAAGTCATCGATTGCCCGAATGGTGATTGTGATGATTGTACAGTTTAGTGAGGTAAAGAGATGGCAAGTAGTTGGTTAGAGTTACAAGCAAATTTAAGATCAGGTGCTAAATCTTTTCCAAATCCAACTCCAAGTTCAAGTTGCGGAACTGGAACAAGATCAACAACTCCCGATGTAAATCTAGGTCTTCCTAGTTTAGATGGAATTGCTGGAGATGTCAATGGATTTCTTGGCGATGTTCAAGGTGCCATAGATCAATTTGGCAATGAAGTTATGGGAGTGCTTCAAGATATTGGAGCATGGATCCCACCAGAACTTCAGGGACAAGGAACATCTACCACAGAGTCTCAGGCAGCAGAACAAGTAGCAGACATAACAAAGAGCAGTAATCATGTAATTGAAGGCGGAAATATTGTTACTACTACTGGTCACAATGAACAAACTGGTCAGTCATTCTATCAGATCAAAATGAGTTCTGGTACTGGAATGGCATTTGATACTGATGGTTCTATTCGTTTCAATGCTGCAGCAGATCCCCCAGATAGTCCTATTGCTGGTGACTTTGAAATCAGTCGTTGTAATAGTTTTTTAGCAAACATAGAAGAAGCTTGTATCATAACTGTCAACAACAAAAATAATATTTGTGGTGGCAGTGATGCAAAAATTAAAAAGTCATTAATGATTCTTGTTAATGGTGGCGATGTTGATCTAGAAGTAACTGGTGGTGATGTAAAAGTAAAATCATCAGGAAACATATCATTAGATGCTGGCAAAACATTAGAGTTGAGAGGAGCAGACATCAGAATGTTTGCTGGTGGTGGTAAAACTGATTCTGCATCAGCAGGGCAAGCGGCTGGTGAAGAATATGGCGGTATGATTGATTTAAGATGCGGTACATATAGAAATAGCGCCACAACAAAACAGACAATAGAATCTGCCAAGTATAGCACAGTCAAAGGTGAATTGACAATTGCTATGGAAGATCCAATGGCGAAACTAAACATCGTTTCTGCTGGTCACTTCATGGTTGATGTAAACGGAGATATTTTAGAAGAAAGTAGATCCAAAGCAACCATCGTAGGTAGAATTCCTAAACCAGGAATACCAACCATTCCTATTCTTGGCAATTTAGTTAATCATAATGCTCAGTACACTATTGTTAACGATCAACCAGTTATCCCAGCACCTTCAACTGGTTCCACTGAGACACCAGATGCTCAACCGATGATGCAGATTGTGAATAGTGAAACTGGTATGGGTGGATTCAAAGTTAGCTTAATGAAAGGTGACATGATATTCAGCACCAAGTTAGGTAACATGATCATGGGTAACGAGAAGTCATTGATTGCAGATGTAACTAAACCAAGCACAGATGTTTCTCTTTCACCTGCAATTGTTAAAGGCACTAAAGTTCCTGGCATGTATGTTGGATCAGATGCTTCTCCATTCTTAGCATTATATAATGCTTCGTCAACATATATGACAGCAGGTAAGTTCACTCCAGGTCCAACTCCAAGTGTCAATTCAGTAGTTGTTACTCCTGCTACAGTTAACATCAATGCTACTGCAATGACAAACTCAGTTATTGGTGCAATGACTAATAATTTGAAAGGAGCAGTTACTACTGATATTGCTGGAGCTAATACATTTAACGTTAAGGGTGCAAATACACAAACAATTACAGGTGCAGCAGTTGCTAATGTAACTGGATTGATCGCAAATAAATCAGCGACTGGTATTACAATCGATAGTCCAGCAGGAATTACAATGAAATCTACAGGACCAATCGATATCACTGCTGGCGGCGCAATGACAATTAAATCTACTGGTAACCTAACGATGACTGCTCCAGCAATTCTTCTGAACTAATAGCGATTTCAAAATTGACCTTCAATTACCAAAAAGGTCGAAAAAAAATCTCGGGTAATTTTTTGCTTAAAAAGTCGAGCTTGACAAAACCCCTATATACATGTACAATAGCAATGTGGCGCTTTGAGAACTGAGTCTTATGAATCTTAAAAATCCTTCTGAACAGGCTCTTGACAAAATCTCCATAGACCTCTATAATAAGAAAGTAACGATCAGAGGTGAAGATGGTACAGCAATCACTTTTAGATGTGCTACGATTAATGAGTTAGTTGATTTAAAGAACGAGTGTTCCAAACTTCTTAAATCAGAAAACTTTGTTTACAGATAATGCTCCTTTAGCTATCTGGTGAAAGCAATCGACTCATAATCGATCTCAGGTGGGTTCGATCCCCTCAAGGAGCACTTGACAATCTGAGCAGCACCTGCTATGATTGTCTTATACAAACGGGAGCATGGTGGAATCGGTAGACACACCAGACTTAAAATCTGTTGAGCTTAAGCTCGTGGGAGTTCAAGTCTCCCTGCTCCTATTTCCACTAAATACATTGTAGTGGAAATGTTATGAAATACACACTCTCCCAATCCTATGTTTTTTATATGGGCGAGGTTGTGCGTATGTATTTCATACAAGGTCTTCCCTATACATTTGACGAACTTCCTCAGATTATACAAGACCATCCATCAGTTCAGACAGAAGCACTAAGTCATCGTGATTACGATGATGAAGAGATGTTCAAAATTTCCAATTATCTTATAATGGAAGAAATGCATCCACTAATGTTTGAAGTAGAAATCGAAAATCCAGAATTATTGCCAAAAGATGATTGAAGAATTTTTTCGTTATTTTGAAGGCACTTTTAATAATTGTATGCAAGCAATGTCGCATCCTACTAAGTTTGCGATGATTGAACTAATTCATGAAAAACTTGATGGAAACCGCTTTCACTGCATTCAGCAGTATTATGTTGACAAAGTTCCATATCGGAACACGATCATCGAAGTAGTTCAGAACGATTCTCGTCTAATTCTTAAAAATTACAAAGACGAAGGCTTGACATACTTGACTGGATGCGATATAATAATGGAGAAGCAGGGTTCTGAGTTTATCGGCAAAAATCTCTGTAATGAATGCTTTGTAAAATGGCAAGATAAACAGACCCGACTTCAAACCACCAGTATTCTTGGAAATGACTACTACCAAGTAATCGATCAAGGATATGATATAAATACTGACGAGCAAATCTGGGGATCTTATAATGGTCCTTTTAAGTTCGTCAAAATGCCCTAATAGCTCAGCTGGATAGAGCAACGGTTTTGTAAACCGTAGGTCGTTGGTTCAAGTCCGACTTGGGGCTCTCCGTGTGAAGGAAGACGCAAAAGCCTGGAGACCCCTCCAGGTTTTTTTGTATAAATAACACAGAAGAAATAACCATAGTTACGGGTAACTGAGTAATGCCATTAACGAGATTAGATAATCTACTTTCAAGCAAAACTGGTAAATATCTTTATGTATCTCCTGACGACTTTAACGCAACAGATTCATTAGATAACAGAGGCAATTCGCCAACGAGACCATTTGTATCGATTCAGCGTGCGTTTCTTGAAGTAGCAAGATTCTCGTATTTACCAGGAATTGATAATGATCGTTTTGATCAATTTACGATCATGCTGTCTCCTGGTGTACACTATATTGATAACAGACCAGGCGTAGAAAACGTAGATGATCTTCCTGTCTTTCAATATAATCAGGCACTTGGCGAGTGGGAAACAAATAGCAACGTAAGTTTTAATTTCAGCGATCCCAACAATATTCTTTATAAATTTAATGGTCGTGATGGCGGTGCTACCATTCCAAGAGGTACATCTCTTGTAGGTATGGACCTGCGTAGAACGCAAGTTCGTCCACTTTATGTACCAGATCCAGCAGACAAAGATGTTCCTCGTTGTGCTTTATTCAATGTAACTGGTGGTTGCTATTTCTGGCAGTTTACTATTCAAGATGGTGATCTCTCTTCTAATTCACCCCTATATGATGCAACTGCTGGTATTGGTAAAGTATATACACAACCAAATGATACTGTTACTAAAGTAGTACCAGAATTCTCTCACCACAAGATTACTAACTTTGTTTTTGCTGATAGACAAGATCTTGGTCTTCTTTACAGAAAGATCTCGCATGTCTTCAGTGATTATCAACCACCTATTGATAATGTATTTGTTGAGGGAGAAACTCTTCCTGTAACAGAATATTGGAATTCTACAACAACATATTCTGCTGGTGATAAAGTTCTATATAATGGTCAGGCATATCTAGCTTCTGCTTCATCTACAAATAATAGACCATCCACGAGTCCTACAAAATGGACTCTAATGGTTATTCGTAGTCGTGAATTTGATTATAGAGTACAAGAAAATAGAATTGTTGGACCTCTTCAAGATGCTATTCGTCTTGATGAAGTAAGAGTTGATGACTCTTCTCCTGCTGGTATTGCAACTCTTAGTGTACGCACTAAGATTAATCATGGATTTTTTCCAGGTCAATATGTTGCTATCACTAATAATGGTCTTAACGATACACTGAATGGTGTATTCCAAGTAGCAAGCATCAGTGCAACAGATCCAAAAGTATTTACTTATCGCGTACCTGCTACAGCGACTGGTCTAGGACTTGTAAGCGGCACAACCTACACTGCAGCATCTTCTCCCGCTCTTGACACTAATGCCACCGTACAAGCGGAGGTAGATAGTGTAGAATCAGCATCTCCATACGTCTTCAACGTTTCGATTCGTTCAACTTGGGGTATTTGTGGTATCTGGGCTGATGGTAAGAAAGCCACTGGTTTCAAATCGATGGTTATCGCCCAGTATACTGGGGTTTCGCTACAGAAAGACGACAGAGCGTTTATTCGCTACGATGAGTTTAGCAATACATGGAACCAAGCTCCTCTAACTGATGCGTTTGCTACAACCCCTTACCACATCAAGGGTGACGCATATTGGAAAGATGATTGGAGAAACTTCCACGTTAAAGCATCTGATGATTCTTTCATTCAGTGCGTTTCGATCTTCGCGGTTGGTTTTGCTGATCACTTCCTGATGGAGTCTGGTGGTGACATGTCGATCACCAACTCTAACTCCAACTTTGGTAACACCTCTCTACATGCGATTGGTTACAAAGGATTTGCTTTCAATCAGGACAAGGGTGGATACATCACTGATATTATTCCACCAAAATCTCTGTCTACTCTGAAAACGATCAAGAAGCAGTATTATACATTTGATGTTCCACTTGTAAGAGGTACATCACAAAATCCTAATTCTACAAAATTATATCTTGGAACTGAAGACGCTCGCAATCCAGAAGATCGTCCAGCCGCATCTATTGATGGATATAGATTAGGTGCAAAAAGAAATGAAAAAATTTATGTAAAACTTGATGCATCTGGTGCTAAGTCAGCAGATCTTATTCACTCTGGTTTCAAAAAGTGGACTGCATCACTATCCACTTTGAATCCAACTGGTGTAGGATTTACTACTGAGTTCAATCTGAAGCAAGATGCTGCTAACTTGATTGATGCTAACAAGACATTTATTCAAGCGGAAGCATTTGGGTATATTCTTGATAAGTATCCAAATCTTCAGAATATTCCTTATGTCAATCCAAATATTACTGCCGAAACAGGTCGTTATAGAGATGCTTCAACACTAATCAAGGCAAACAGACAGGAAATCATTGATTATGCATTCTCTCAGATGCAAACTGCTTTCCCTGCGTTCACTGTTCCTGGTGGCGCTGGAGCAAACGAGAAGTGTAAGCGTGATATTGGGTATATTGTAGATGCTATCGCTAATGACTTATACAGTGGCGGTAACTCTAATATGATTGATGCTACCAGAGCATATTTCAATTCTTCTGGTCAACCAATCAGCAATGGACTTGCTGGCGAAGAAACTCAATCAGTATTTGCATTTAATAGAGCAAAAGATTGGTGTAAGAAAGCAGTTTCAAACTTACTTGCAAGTACTTCGCTGTTAGATACTCCATCGCTTTCTGCGTCTGGAACTACAATTACTGTAACTACATTAACACCACATAATTTACAGGCAAACAAGTATGTTACGGTTGGTGGTGCTACTCAGACTGCATTTAATGGTAAGTATCAAGTTCTTGCTTCTGGATTAACTTCAACTCAATTTAGATACACAGTTCCTGTCGCTCCTAGTGTAACAAATGCAACTGGCGCTGTTTACGTGTCTACGATTACTATTGATCCAGTTAATGACGATGTAACTGTAGGAAGATTCAAGGATGCAAGTAAGTTAATTACTGCCAATAGACAAGAAATCATTGATAGAGCAGCTGCTGAGATTGCTATTCAAGAACCAGATTTTTATTATCCTGGTGATCCACAAACCACATCAACTTCAAGATATAAAGATGCTTATCGCTTGATTCAGCAAAACAAGCAAGAAATTGTTGATGGTGCATATGCTGAAATTGCAGTTCAATATCCATCATTTACAAATCCAGATCCTGTTAAGTGTAAGAGAGATATTGAGTTCTTCATAGATGCAGTATCTCTTGATATTGCTCAAGGTGGCGGTAACGTATATTCGCGTAAGTTTGTTGAACAATATTTCACTAACGCTACTACATTACTTCCTAATGGACTACAGGGAGAAATAGATCAATCAAACGTTGCTTTTATTAAAGCTCGTGATCTCATGAGATCAGCGATAACAAACCAGTTGACGATTAAAGATACTAGCGTTACTGCAGGACCAGCAAACTATAATGGCACTGGTGGCAATATAGCAAATACAAATACTGGTGCTTGTGCCGACGTTCAACTGGCAATCGTTAACCTCACATTTATTGTAACTTCAACTTTAAGTGCAGGTAATTTGTCTAATCTTCCAGCAGTATCCACTGGTTCTGCTCCTGCTGGAGAAACTAAGTGCAAAAGAGACATTGGTTATATTGTTGACTCTATCGCTCAGGATATTTTCTGGGGTGGTAACGAGTTTACTGTGGGTGCAGTTAGAGAGTATTTTACTCAAGCAGGCACTTTAACACAAAATGGTCTTGCTGGAGAAATTCCTCAATCTCTTATTGCATTCAATAAAGCAAAAGAATGGTGCAAGAAAGCTGTTACAAATCAACTATACTCTAAGAATTTATCGCTTTCTGTAGGACCAGCAACAGCTGGTGGATCTGGCGGTAATATTACTTACACTCAATCTGGCAATGGTGCTACTTGTACTGATGTACAATCAGGCATTGACAATTTATTTGCTATTATCACTAGTGTATTAAATGCTAATAGTTTGTCTGGTCTACCAGCAGTTGATAATGGTGAAGCTGATTGTGCAAACGTAAGACAATCTATTGATACATTGACAAACATTATCAATAGTGCTTTACTTGCTGGTAATTTAAACAACTTACCAAATAGAAATACTGGTCCTTGGTCTCAAGTTAGCGAGGCAAGTAAGTGCAAACGTGATATTGGATATATCGTAGAAGCGATTACATCTGATTTAAGATTAGGTGGAAATATTAATACAATCAATGCTGCTGAGGCATATTACACTGGAAATAATTTAGATTATATTGAAAATGAAAAATTAGAAACCCTTGATGCATATCGTTATGTAAGAGATTTAGCGATTTCTGCAATGAGAAATCACAATACTTATATCGGTGGAGCATCTACAACTACTGGATCGTCGATTGTTACAGTACCAAGTACAGTTGGTTTAGTTGTGGGTATGAAGGTACGTAGCGTTGCTGCTATTCCCACAAACGCACAAAGTAGTATTTCTTACACTGCAACAATTCCATCCACTGCATATATCAAAAAAATTGGCGATGGTATTAATGGTCTTGCCGCTAATCAAATTCAACTAGGAACACAAGGAAGTAAATTAGATTTTGGTACTACAGTTAATGCAACTACAACTTCCACTGGTGTCAATTTATATGTAGAATTAACTGCTGGTGTTTGGAGCACTGCTCTTGCACCTACAACAGATTCTAGTGTAATTCAAGACTACAACTATTCTGCAGCAGCAAATCCTGCTACAGGTGCTCCTGGTGGCGAATGTGCTGCAGTAGCAAGTGCTCTAGTTAATTTCTATCAAATTCTTTCCACTATTATCAATAGTGGAGTCAACACAGTTCCAAGAGTTGCTTCAACTCTTAACACTGGTGGTTTAGCTCAGAGAGCAACATTATTTGCTTTAACCGAGTATGATAGTAATGGTCTTCCAACATCAAACCCACACCAACTAGAAACTGGAACACCTGTTCGTCTTGTTCCGAGAGGTAGAGCAGGAGTTACTGTAGATAAAAGAGTTATTCGTCTACCAAAAGGATTCGATACCAATACAGTTTATTATGTAATTGCTCCTGGTAGAAAAACTGATCCATATGATTATTCAAATATTGGATCATTCAATGGATCTAATCAACAAAATTTATTACTTGCTACTAGCTCAGAAAATGCTGCAGCAGGTATCTACATCTATTCATCAGAAACAGATGGTATTGATCCAAACGTAGAGATTGATGTTTATCAATACGTTCTTGATATTAATTATGATCTGCATCAATATCAAACAAAAATTGCAGCAGGATCTGCTACTATTCTTGAAACAGATAGACCACATGCATTTGACAAACCATCAACTAATGTAACTCCTCAGTTAGTATTCTTCCGTCCAGGATCTGATATTGTTGGATCTTCACTTCCTACTTTATCTTCTACCTTTGGTGGTGCTACAATTTCTGGTAAAAACCTATACTATGTTCGCTATGTAAGCAACACGAGATTTACCATTCACGAAACATTCGCAAATGCTCGTGATAATATTAATCCAATTTCATTCCAGCCAGGCAGCACTGCGGTATTCTACACCTTTGCCGACAAGCGTAGATCTCCATTGAGATATGATCCTAAGATTGGTACTGCTGCTACTGATGGTTGCTGGTATCTTGAAACTTTATCTGCTGGAAATACAATTATTCCAAGAATCAAGCAATCAGACTATGCTGGTAGATTGAGAACAACCGATTCTTACTTTGAAAGAATTGAGGATAGCAGAAGCAAAGAAGATAGAATCTATCGTTTACGTTATGTTGTACCTAAGAATCTTAAGACAGTTCGTGATCCTATCAGAGGATTTGTACTTAAAGTTCGCACGGACGAGAAGAGAAGATTAGTACCACAAAGAATTATTCTCAAGCCAACTTCAACTGGTGCAGATACAGCAACCTTACTTGCTCCAGTATCAGGTGAGCGTCTTGGTTTAACGTTACAAGAACAACTTGTTCTAAATCCAAACTTCTCTTCAACATATGATCCTTCGTCGTTCGGTAATCCAAAGAGATTAGAAACAAATTCTAAAGTAGCATTTACTATTCAATCCGCAAGAAAAGTTCTTATCAATAATAAGAATTATTTGCAGTTGAATGTATTTGATATTGGAATTGATGCGGAAGCATATAAGACAAAATTATTTACTACAGTTAAAATTTCTGCACCAGAAGGCGGAAATGGAACATTTGTAGCAAGTGTACCAAATTCAAACAATACCAATAAAGTTACTTGGTCTGGTAATTGCTCTGGTACTGCATATGTTCATGGATATTTTGCATATGAAAATAATTACTACATGATCTTGAAGGATTTTGCGGGTAATTCTACTATTGATTATGATTCAGTTACTGCCACTACTTTCACTCAAGGTTCAGTTACTGCAACGCTCCTTGAAGAACCAAATAGCGGCAGATCCGACACCACTAAGTATCCATATATTGTAGAGGGAGCAAACGTATATACACTCACTCCTGGCGATAGAGTCAATGATGATAATGGAGTATCTTACACAATTGCAAAAGTGGAAGATGTTTCAGATATGGAAAGCACTTTCTATATCTTTGATATTAATACTATTCGCAGAAGAATTCCTGGTCAGCAAGATGGCGTATACTATCTGACTTGTGTTCGTGGTGATATTCGCCCATATCCAACTGGTTCTGGTGTTGGCGAAAACTTCAGAAACTTCAAGTTCTCTCAACCAATTTCTAAATTGTATCCAGAGTTCTACAAGAACGATCCAGAATGGTATAAGGGTGTTGATATTTCAACCACGACTCTTTCGGACCCACCTCCAACTGTATCTACGGCAGACAACTATGTACATGGTCTTGTTACAGTTAATGATGCCAAGAATAGTTTGACCAAAGAAATGGTTCTTGATTTTGTTCAAGATGCGGGAACTGGTGGATATTCATTTACAGGTAGTGCTGCCATTACAGCGCAAAATGGATCTGCTTCTGCTGGTTCTGAAGGCAGAAGAATTCCTATTAATGGAACTTCAACTTATCCAACTGAAGGCAAGTTCTATGTAGAACTTCGTAGACCATCTATTGCTCGTTCTGGTAACCATACATTTGAATATCTTGGTTTCGGTCCTGGCAACTACTCCACAGGTTTCCCAGCACGTCAAGAAATTGTTCTCACAGACGTTCAGGATTTTTATGCACAAGCTAAAAAGCAAGATGCTGGTATTGTATTCTACACGGGTCTAAACTCTAATGGTGATCTTTATATTGGAAATAGAAAAATTAATGCTATTACAGGTGAAGAAACATTCTTAGAATCTGCAAAACTTACAGAATCTACTGATGAGGCAGATGTTATTGGTGGTCTTGTAACTACATTTGACACCGCTGTAACATTCAATGAAATTATTACAGTAAATGGATCTGAGGGGAGAGCAGAAAGTTTCTTTAACGCTCCTATTGTAATTAATAATACTACAGCATTTGGATCTGTAGAAAACTTCCCTTCGTTGAAAATTGTTACTGGAGAAGGAACAGTAGTTGGATATGATCCATATCTAGAAATAAATGTTGCTACCCAAAAGACAGGTGATATTATCCTTCATCAAGGAAGAATTCAAACAACCGTAGTTGACTTTAATCCAAGAGGATTGCAAGATTATCAAATTATGACGGCGTTATCAAATAGAACGCCTGATCTTGCTAATACATTTGGATTAACAACCAACGGACCATCGCAATTACAAAATACTGATTTTGGTACTAAATTCCCACTTGCATCTGGATTAATTCAACTTAAGGGTAATCAGACACTATTTACTGGTTCTCTTGGATGGATTTATGCTAACGATTATATTCGTATTGAAAATCGTTCTGGTGGTGGATTTAACGCTCAAATTATTGGTATTCAAGGAGATGCATCTGGTACTCTTGTACGTCTAACATGGAATATTGGTATTACTAATACTAATTTACAGATTACATCATCATCTCAAATTCGTATTACTGGTGCTACTGGTGCTCTAGCACCTATCAATGGAGTTTGGCCTGTTTATAGTTCTACACAAAGTCCATTTGTTCCAAATGGTAATTTTGTAACTATTCTTGTGAATGCTAATTTACCTCAATATACTGGTATTCCACTACCCAACAATGGATATCCAGTAGATGCAGTATCTCAACCAAATATTGTAATTGAGAAATCTAAAGCATCATTTAAAGAATTTGGAGTTCTTGGTTCCGAATCAATTAGAACGGAAACAGAAACAATTGGTGACTATAAAGTTGGTATCAACACAGTTGCTCGTTCAGCACATTCTGCTTATCAAACGGCATTTGTTGATGCTTCAACAACTCCAAGAGCAAACTTAGATGTTGTAGGTACTGGATTCATCAGTGGTAAGAAGATTCTCTCTTATCTCACCGAAACTGGAACTACTAAAACAGAAACTAATCAAGATGCTGCTTTCATGATTGGTGGTGATAGTGCAAATCCACTTACTGCTGCAGCAACATTAAGAGTTGCTACTACAAACAGCGGTAGAGTTGGCATCAATGTCAACAATGCAAATCTTGATAGGACATTAGTTGTTGGTGGTGATGGTAGAATTACTGGTGATTTTAGATTTGAATCTGACATTGAAGTTAATGGTGGTGATATTACCACTACTAATGCAGTGTTTAATATTGCAAATCAGTCAAATGCCCTGACATTCTCTGCTGGTGCATTTGCTACTACTGCAAATCTATTCAATAGTGCTATTGCTAATCAAACAATTAATATTGGCACTGGAGTAACAGCAGCAGGAACATTAAATGTTCACACTAATGTTTATAATTCTATTGTAAATTTAGGAATAGCAGATGATGTAGTTGATCCCACAACTCCAAATTCTCCTCCTTCTTCATTAATTACTATTGGCGGGGCATTTGTAAATCAGTCACAAAGTATTTTTAGAGTTAAAAATTACCAAACGGTTCTTGATGGTACTCTAGAAATTAGAGGTGATAGGATGTTTGCGACAACACCAACAGGTGTGTTCACAATGTTCCCAACTAATCTAAACACGATTAGAATTGCACCTACAGCAGGAACAGTTGAAATTGGTGGGGTTGCTGGAACGACTACATTAAGAAATGGTCTCAGAGTAAGTAATAAAGCAATATTTGATAGTGATATTGAGCAGAACGGTGGATTTAGAAATGGCAATATCGCTATTTCTAGAAACGTATTGGGAACAATACGTATTGCTTCTATTTCTAGAACTGGCACTACTGCTACTATTACTACAGTCGCTCCACATGGATTGACTCAATCAGAGCAAGTTGAAATTGCGTGTAGTAATGAAACTTTCAATACAATAGGATCAACTTCTGTCCTGACTATTCCATCTTCTACAACATTTACATATCAAACAGTAACATCTGGAAATGTTGCATCAGGAACTTCTGCTACTGGTACGGTAATTAGACCATCCATAGGTGCAATTCATGCTACTGGAGGATTAAATAATTTAAATATTGATTATTATGCTCGCGTATTAAATATCGCATCTTCATTAACAATTACAGCAGTTGTTGGTGTTACACAACCAGTAAATTCTACAAAACTTCTAGTTTCAAATAATTATTTTGTACCTGGAAATAAAGTTAAATTTATAACACTTGGTAATCTTTCTTCGAGCAGTGTAAACCTTACTACTACTTATTATGTTGTAGAATCTGATACTGCTGGATTTACTATTTCTACAACTTCTGGTGGAAATCCAATAATTGTTAATTTAAATTCTGGTACATCTGGACCAGGCGCCGCTTCTATTAGATTAGAACAAACTGAGATTGACATTTCTGGAGGAGGTTACCTAACATCTACTGCGACAACTCTTCCTGTAAATAATCCAAATGGTATTGGAATAAATGAACTCTTCCTAATTGGTACTGAAATTGTTAAAACTACCAATCTTCCAAGTTTAAATTATCCATATACCGTAGAAATTGCTAGAGCACAAGATGGCACTGCAGCAGTTGCTCATGGTGATGGTGCTAGAATTGTAAAATTAATTAAAAATGAAAATGCGTCATTTATTGATTCTGCTACAGGATCTTCTGATACCACTATTAAAATATCTGAATTTAGTGGAACATTTGCAGTTGATGACTTACTGAGATTAGACAAAGGAACTACTTCAGATGAATTTGTTAAAGTTGCTGCAATTAATCCAGATGATGCTCAAACATTTGAAATTAACAATGGTGGTACTGGAGCACAAAAAGTTCTGACATTTAAAGTAACTACAACTACTGGAGATACTTTTGCTCTAGGTGATGTCACAATTGGCACAGAATCTAGTGTTGCTACTGGAACTTCTACATCTTTAACGAGTACTGGTGGGGGTAATCTAAAAGTTCATAATTCTATAGAATTAAGTGGAAATAGTTCTACTGCCGTTCCAGATAAACAATATTTTGTAATTACTAATGGATCTTCTCCACGACTTTATGTGGAAAGTGCTTCTGGAAATACTAGATTGTACAATGGTGCTAATTTCCAAATCTTAAAAGATGCATTCTTTACATCTGGTACATTTGATAAAACTAAGATAGATGGTGCTACTGATATCGCATTTGAAGTTCTTGGAACAACAGGAAATAGCAAAGTAGCTGGAACTTTAACAATCGGAGATGATGTAACAATTAAGAGTGGACTTGCTGGAGCAGACACATTTACAGTTGATGCTCAGACAGGAACAACTTATGTTGGTAGACATCTTACGGTAAATGGATTATCATCTTCCTCTCCTTCTGCTGGTGTTGTAAGTTTACAAGTAACTAATTTGGGAGTAAGTGGTAATAAACCATTCAAGATCAAACAAGATGCTTCTATTGATGCTTTTGGTAGAAATAATTTCTACGGAGCAAATGGTGGAAGAAGAACTATCATGATTAATAATACTAGTGGAACTGCTGGTCCATTAGAACCAAATTCTCAATATTTGGTAAGACCAACCGCAGACTTAATTCTCACTCTTCCTGGCGGTGGTGGAACTGAAGATACTACTCCTCAAACTGGAGATGTTATCCGCTTTGTTGATGTACAAGGTAACTTGAATTATAATGTTTCACTGAAGGTAAGAGCTCCTGTTGGAGTAGCACTACAAGGATCTACATCTGGTTCTGGAGGTTATGCGGGTGGAGAATTAATTGTTAATACACCTAATGCTGGATTTGCCTTAATTTTCGTTGGTATCACTGATTCTGATGGAAATGGAATTCCTGATACCAATAGAGGTTGGTGGTTGATGGAGATTTAAAAAATGGCATACGCAGACGCTTGTAGCTATAATAAGAAGAAATCCATGCGAGGATTTCCTATTGGAACAATTATTCCATTTTCAGGAACTCCTGATATTGTTCCTAAGGGGTGGATACCTTGTACTGGTAGTAACTTAAATGTAGCACAATATCCTTTATTATATCAGTGTATAGGAAATACATATGGTGGCACTGCAGGATCCACTTTTGCAGTGCCTTCATTAAATAATAGAGGAATTGTTGATATATTTCAAGGTCACTATCAGTATTTAAAAACTACGTCTGCTACATATCCAGCTGGTGCTAACAATCATCCTATGCAAGGATTAACTTCTGCTCCTTGGTGTCCAAATATATCATCTACACAAACTAGTGATTTATATTGGAATCAAATTGGTGATGGTAGTTCTACTCCAGGAACAGGAGGTGATACAGGTAGTACTAACAACACTTCACCCCCACCATCTACTATGGATTTGGTTGGTGTCAGATCAACACTAGGATCTGGTTTAACTTCTATTGTTTCTGGAATATCACTCTCTACAGGAACATATGCTACGTCTTTTAATGTTTTGGATAGAAAATTAGGTGATGGACACTGGGCAGAGCATAGTCATCCAGTAGAATCTGCATCATCTATTGGACATAGACAAGCAGGTGGTCAACAAGATTGTAGTCGTAGATGGGGTGGATCGTGTCAAGGATCTTTAACATGTGTAAATGGTCAATTTGCAACTGGTTATGTAAAATGGGCTGCAACAAATCAACATTATAAATGTGGTGGTGGTCAAATTGGCAATACTCAAGAGGCAGATGGTACTGGATGTTCTGGTGGAGATATGCTATCTGCTGCAGGAGGATCCAAAAAATTTCAAAGTAGTTTGAATCAACCAATTAGAAGTTTTAGCGAAGTTATAGGACATAATCATGGATCTCAACAGGTTGCTTTTGATAGCAGATTAGTTGCCCAAGCAAATTTTACATTAGATACAATAACTGCAAATGATGTTGCTATTGATAATAGTGCTGGACGCAATGCAGCTACAATAAATATGACTAGCACTACACCTTCTGTAGCAATGTTGTTCATTATCAGGGCGTTTTAAAAATGGCAACTACTTATGCATTTCAGAAAGGAAAATATGGTGGATATGTTGGATGTATCTTTCCATTTTTTAGAACCATTTCTACCGATAGTCCCTTAGATCAAGAGTTTTTTGATTATATTCCAGCTGGATATTTAAAATGCAAAGGGCAAATTTTAAGTGCAGATCAATATCCTAATCTAGCAACTATTTTAGGAGTAGGACAAAGTAGCATTTACAGAAAAGAGGGTACAACTTTATCTGAAAGAAATCAAACAACTCAAACTGGTGGACAAATTCAACTACCAGATTTAGGGAGCAAGTATATAACTGCTTCTGGAACTCCAGGTGGTTATATAAACAATACAACAGTAAATCCTACTACAAATGCAACTATTTACAGAGCAGGAGTAGAAGTTTCTTTATCTAGTATTGCACAAAATAATACGGTATCTTTTACATATACTGGTAGTTTTGCACAACCAGAAACAGATATTCCTATATCAGGAAGTATTGCTGTTAGAGCTCGTTCTTCTTCTAATGATTCTACAGTATTTGAGACACAACTATTATCTCATGGTCACATGAGTAATATTTCTACTGGTCAATCAATCGGAAGTTCAAATATGTATGTTAAAGACGTTCCACAGCGTCGATTGTTCTGTAATGGCGCTAATACAGATGGTGGCGAAAATGTTCCAAGTGGAATTGCGTGGGTTTCTAATGCGATGAGTGAAGTTGGAACTGAAACAGGAACACAACATAATCATAGCGGATTATATCCAGTAGTTACTAGAGGAAGTGGAAATCAATATGCAACAGCTGGTATGCTTAGAACATTAATACCTGCCGATGGATTAGTTACTACGGTCAGATTAAATACTGATACAACATTTAAACTTGATTATATTGCTCCAAAATTTATATTATGTGAATATTTAATTAAATTTTAAAGAGAAAAAATAATGGCAATCAA